ACTAGCGATGGTTCAGGCAACTATGTATTTGGTCAAGTTATGTATGACTTGCCTACAGGCTTTGACCGTATTACAGACCGCACACAATACGACAAATCTAAACGCTGGGAAATGTTAGGCCCTGAAACACCACAACAATGGCAATGGCTCAAGTCTAGTTATATCTCAACTGGCCCTCGTATTCGTTGGCGTATTATGGGTCAGAAGTTTCAAATATGGCCACTTACATCTACTAACGAATACTTAAGCTTTGAGTACATCTCAACAAACTGGGCAACATCTGCCACAGGCACAACACAATCACAATTCTTAGCGGACACTGATACTTGTATCTATCCTAACCGCTTGATGGTGTTGGCGCTTAAAAAGAAATACTTTGAAATAAAAGGTTTTGATACATCATCATTCCAGCGTGATTATGATATGCAACTTAACATCGCTAAAGCTAACGATGCAGGTTCTGCTACACTATCACTAGCACCAAGAACAGCCAATGTCCTAATTGGTTGGGAGAACATTCCAGACGCTAACTACGGAGCTTAACAATGGCTATAGCTAAAAGAGCTGTATCACAGCCAGTATCATTACCAGCACCAGTAGGTGGATGGAACGCTAGAGATTCATTGGCAGCAATGAGTCCGCTAGACGCAGTTGTGTTAAATAACTGGTTTCCAGCTACAACAGAATGTGTAATGCGTAAAGGTTACACAAAACACGCTACAGGTATTACAGGTCAAGTAGAAACCATCATGGCCTACTCTGGAGGCTCTACAGACGAATTATTTGCTATCGCTGATGGCAAAGTATACGATGTAACATCATCAGGCGCTGTAGGGGCTGCTGTGCTGTCTGGGCTAACTAATTCACGCTGGGGTTATTGCAACATTGCAACCTCTGGTGGCAATTTCCTATCTATGGCTAATGGTGTAGATGCACCTCGTAACTATAATGGCTCTACATGGTCTACACCTGCTATAACAGGCGTTACGGCTACTACATTGCGTGACCCTATACTTTACGCTGAAAGACAGTTTTTTATACAAGAAAACAGCCTTAAAGTTTGGTATCTACCAGTAGATTCTATTGCTGGTGCTGCGGCTGCTGTAGACATAGCTTCATTTATGACCAAGGGCGGTTACATTGTAGCTCACGGCACATGGACAATTGATGCTGGCCAAGGTGTAAACGACCACTATGTAATTATGACCAACAAAGGTCAAATTATCGTGTATCAAGGCATAGACCCTACATCAGTTACAACATGGTCTATGGTAGGTGTATGGGATATTGGTGCGCCAATAGGCCCTAGAAGCTTATACAAGTACGCTGGCGATATGCTTATTATTTGCCAAGATGGTGTAGTGCCATTATCAGGTGCTTTGCAATCATCTAGAGTTCAACCTAGGGTAGCCATTACCGATAAAATACAGTTTGCTATTAGTGAAGCTGTAACTAACTATGCTACTAACTTTGGCTGGCAATTAATGTATGTGCCAACTATTAACCAATTATGGTTAAATGTGCCTGTGCAAGAAGGTGTAAATCAACAGCAATATGTAATGAACACTATTACAGGCTCATGGTGTAACTACACCAATTGGAACTCCAATTGCATGGAGATGTTTCAAGACGAGCCTTACTTTGGTGGCAATGGTTATGTAGCTCACGCTTACAATAGCAATACAGACGGTGGCAACAACATTCAATCGTTTGGCTTGCAAGCATTTAACAACTTTAGTGGCGCAGGTACATTAAAACGCTTTACTATGTCACGCCCTATATTAAGGGCTGATGGTTCACCATCTGTTTACGCTGGCGTTAATATAGACTTTGACACAACCGATACATCTACAATCTTAAACTATGTGCCTGTAAACTATGGCGTATGGGATAGTGGTATATGGGATGCGTCTGCATTTGGTGGTTCTCCTACTGTGTATCAAAACTGGCAAGGTCTAAATGGTGTTGGTTATTATGGCGCACCTGTGGTCAAAGTTTTATCAGCGCAGTTAAATGTAAGCTGGGTAGGCACTGACATTGTTATTGAGGGCGGTGCAATCTTGTAATGCTAGTCCAAGGCGAATATGTAGCTCGTTGGGTGATGGAAAAGGTAGGCTCTTATACCGAAAGAATGACTGCTCTTGGTTGGGAAATAGATGGTGTTATTGTTGCTGGAACGGCTTTTGAAAACTGGAACGGCAACAATATGTTTGGCCATCAACGAATAGACTCACCACCACCTAAAGGTTACTGGATTACAGTAGTAGATTACATTTTTAATCAAGTAAAGGTTAAACGCTTTACAGCTACCGTAGAAGCCGACAACCACAAAGCAATAAGCCTCAATCATAAGATTGGGTTTGTAATAGAAACAACTTTAAAAGACGCAGGTCGTAACGGTGATTTACTTATAATGACCCTATGGCCTGAAAACTGCAAAATGTTAAATTGGAGTAAAAAAAATGCTAGGTAAATTTGTGCAATTAAGATTGCAAGGTGTTCGTGACCCATTCATATCAATGGCTAACGGTAAAGCTAAAGCACCACCAGCGCCTGACTATACTGCTGCCGCTAAAGAAACATCTGCTGGCAATTTAGAATCTGCAAGGGCTACTGCTGCTGCTAACCGTACAAACCAAGTTACACCATACGGCAATCTTACTTACACAGCTAACCCAGGCACTGACCCATACGGCAACACTCTTTACACTGCCACACAAACACTATCTCCAGAGCAACAAAAGATTTACCAACAAGAGAGCCAACTTAACGAAGGCTTAATGTCTACAGCTAATAAAGGCTTAAACTACGCTAACGAAATGTTAAGTCAGCCTGGTGTGGATATGTCTAAATTGCCTTCTTACGGCATTAATCCTGGCGAAACATACTCTGACGCTATCATGCGTAGATTAGCACCTCAAATTGCTCAAGAAAGCGAAATGTCTGACGCTCAATTAGCTAACCAAGGTATTGCTCAAGGTACAGAAGCGTATCAAAACGCTAAACGCCAATTAGCTATGAATCAAAACGACCGTCAACTTGCAGCTATTACAAGCGGCATGAATGTTGGCTTAGGTGCAAATCAACAAGCCTTCCAACAAGAAGCTTACAACCAAATGCAACCTATCAATGTTATTAATGCGTTGCGCACAGGTTCTCAAGTGCAAAACCCAAGCTTTGCAAACACTCCAAATCAAGCTCAAACTGCTGGCGCTGATATATTAGGTGCTACACAGGCAGGTTACAACGCTCAATTAGCTAATGTAAATGCACAAAATGCCGCTAGTGGTGGTTTTATGAGTGGGTTAATGGGTCTTGGTGGTGCTGGCATTATGAAGTATTCTGATGAAAGATTAAAAACAAACATTGAAAAAGTTGGCTCATTAGAAAATGGTCTTAATCTTTACTCATACAATTACAAAGATGGCTATGACTTGCCTGAAGGCAAACAAATTGGTGTTATGGCTCAAGAAGTTGAAGCTATCATGCCTGAAGCCGTTGTTGAAATGGACAATGGCTTTAAAGCTGTTAATTACGCAATGTTAGGGGTTTAATATGAGTTTATTTGGTAATCAAGAAGAGATGCCTCAAGACGATACTTTGATGCAAATAGATTTAAAGCGCAAATTAGCTTTAGCTGATGCGTTGCGTCAACAAGAAACTCCTCAAGGTCAAATGGTATCGGGACATTATGTAGCGCCCTCATGGACACAGCATTTATCTACATTAGCTAATAAATATGTAGGTGGTCAACAAGAGAGAGAAGCCATGAAACAATATGGCGATTACAAAGCTGCTGAAAACACCAAAATGATTGATGCTCTTAACAAATTTGGTAAAGCTTTTGAGCCTACTACACAAACTCAAACTACTTACGCTCCAGGCGTTGGTAAAGAATTGGCTATTGGTGATACAGTTCAAACTGCGCCTAACTATAGCCCTACAAGCAATGCTAGTGAGATGGTTGCACCTACATCACCGTATGGCACACAAAGCATGACAGGCAACGCTGTTACTTCTGTGCCTACTACTACGACAACAATGGTACAGCCTAATGAAAACACTATTAGACAAGCTTACATAGA